GAATAATAACTTCTTACAATATTACCTCTGTCAATAGCACTAAATGGATGTGCATGTATAATATCAGGCATAAAACCATTTATATCTTTTATTACATCACCCCAATTATTACTCCACGGTGATGATATTAAAAGATTTTTATGTGATATTTTATTTTTATAATATTCACTAATTGCGTTGCAATCCAAATGAACTCTATGTCCATTATTTAAAAGATATTGTACTTTGTTTATTACATGCTCTTCAAGACCACCTAAAGTATCAAGCCTATCACATGTTATCAAGATATTCATATTTACTCCTTATTAAAATATACACAAAATATAGTTTGTTTATCTGTATCTTTAAATTCGTTTATTGTTATATCAAAATTTCTAAATATACCTATAACCTTTTGTATATCTTTAAATACTTCATTATCTTTATTCACACAAAAGTTATACGAAAAATCATTTTTTTCAAGCTTTTTTCTTATCCCATCACATATACTTTCAACCAAATTTTTTACATTTTCATTTTGATGTTCAAGACTCATTTCTATTTGTTTTAATTTATATTTTATATCCAATTTTTATTCCATCCTTTCATATCTAATCAGGATTTGTTTATAATACCAATTATCAGTAGTTACTATTTTTGGTTTTCTTTTATAAAACTTCCCAATTTCTTGTGGAAATGACTCTAATTCAAATTTATTAAAATGCTCAATTGTTGTTCCTTCGATTCCTAAAGGAACCATTATCACAATATACTTTTTTGAAACATCTAAAAAACTTTTAATGAATTCTTCGTAATCATCAACACATTGTAAAACATTGTTTATTAAAACAAAATCATATTTTTCTCCATTAATCAATTCATTTAAAAAAATTATATCTGGATATTTTTCCTTTGCTAATTTTACAGCATTTTTCGAAAAATCATATCCTGCTATTTTAGCCTTTGTAAATCTATTATATAAATAATTTGTTCCATCTCCTAAAGCACATCCCACATCTAAAATGTGAGATGTCTTTAATTTTGAAATCCATTGTCCAGGCAAATTATTAATCATTGTTTTCATGAAATTTTTTGATTGATTGCATCCGTTACAAAGTTCCCAATTTGTTTTACCATTTTGAGTTTCAAATCTTTTATCCCAATATTCAACCGTATTTATATTTTCATTCATTTTTTAACCCCACTTAATCACTAAAGTTTCTATTGCTCCTAATTTAACTAAATCATATTCAAATCCTAATGCACATAAATATTTTAAAAAATCATGTCTTAATTCAATATTATTTAAAATTACATCTAAATGTGTTTCTCCATTTTTTGATTTTTTTTCTATTTCATCCATTACTACTTTTTCATTTAAATCATATTTTTTAGACATTTCATTAAAAGTATCAACATTTTCTCTTGCTTCAGCAGCAGTAATCATAATCAATTCTCCCCTATTTAATTTAATATTAGTTATTTTTAGCTCTTAAAGCTTTTCCCAATTCACCTGCTAATTCATTTGACTTTGAATTGTCAACAGCTTTTTCAGCCAATTCTTTAAGTTCATTGTATGCTTCTTTCAATTCAATTTTCAAAGTTTCATTTTCATCTTTTAATTCTTCAATTCTTTCATTTTTGTCATTTATCTTTTCTTCAAGCAAATTCGTTTTATTGTCATATTTAGATTCAATTACTTTTATTTGTACATTTTGCTTTTTTTGCAATTCATTTGTAACATCTTCAATTGTATCTTTTTTTATAGTTTCAATTTCTTTTTGCAAATTTTCAATCAAATCATTTTTTGATATTACATCTTTTTCTCTTTTTTCTAAATCTTCAATTATTTCATTCAATTCTTTATACTTCAATCTTATCAAATCTTCTTTTTTTTCATTTTCTAAATCAACTTGTTTTTGCTTTTCTCTCATTTTTTCTTCTAATTCATCAAGTTCCAATTGTTTCATTTTTCTTATTTTACGTTTTTCTTCTTCTTCTTCATATTCTAATTGCTTTTTTAAATCATCTTGTCCTTTTTTAAACATTTTTTCGATTTCATTTTCTTTATCTTTTTTCTCTTGTTCTAACTTCTCAATTGTAATTATAAGTGCTTCTAAAGTTCCTGTTTTTATTTCTATATCATAAATACTTTTTAACTCTTCTTTCTTTATTTTTATTGCTTCTTTTATATTATTGTATTGTTCTAAAATAGAATCAAATCCACTTACGAATTCTTCTAATTTATTTATTGGACTTTTTATATTGTCAGCATTATTCAATATAATATCATTTTTTACTTGTTTAGAATCAACAACCCTATTTTTTTCTAATTCATTTAACACATCTTTATATGCTTGAAAAATTACTGATTTTGTATCTTTTAATGTTGCTTTTGTCATCTTAATTCCCTCCGTTAATTTAATTTAATTTGATATTATTCATTTATTGCTATTGCAGCATTCGCCCAAGAAACAGCTTCTCTTAGTTTTTTTATTGCTTCATAAAATTCTTCACATTCAGGACATTCAGCATTAAATATATATGCTATATTTTTTACACTAGCTCTAATTCTTTCATATTTTTCTGGTTGTCCTTCTTTTGGTGGATGATATACAAAAATATTTTCTATATACCCATTTTGCATATTAGCCATTTGCATCTAACTCCTTAACCTTTTCAGCAACTTGTTGGAATCTTAATTCATAACTATGAAAATTCCTAACCCATTCTCTAGCTTTAGTTGCTTTTGCTTGTCTTTCTTCATCAGTCATTTTTAAAATCATCCTTGCTTTTTCAACCATTTCTTTACCTGTTTTAGCTTGATAAATATAATCTCCAAATATTCTATCCTGTGCTTTTGTATACCATGCAAGATATACAGAATTATAAGCAAAACATAATGTTTCATAAGGTCTACATGATGTTTGTGTTATTGATTCATCAGAACAATTTAAACCAATCATAATCTTGGATGAATTTACAACTATCGGAAGCCATTCATAAGGTAAGACTTGGTCTTGTGTTCCTTCTTTTATCATCCAATAATATTTTTCTTTTCCATAATCCTGAAGTTTAAATGGTTGTGTTTCAGACATCCACCACCAACCATAAATTGTAGGGTCGAATTCATCCTCTAGCAAAGGCAAAATGAATTCTTTTGCTTGTTTCCATCTATTATCATAATTACTTCCAACAATAGATATTCCTGATTTAAATCTTTCTTCTGGTGGGTTTATATCAAATTCAGGATTGCAACCAAATAACAATAAATCTGATTTGCATCCCATATTTTCATATTTTGATATAAATTCTTGTGTTGTTGTCCAAATAAAATTAGAAACACGAGCAAAATTTTCCCCAATATGAGGTGTTACAGGGTCTTCAATCGCCCAATGATGATATTGAACATTATATTTTTTACAAAGTGTTATTATTCCTGGTGCATTCATACCACCATAACCTTCACAAAATATAACATTTATATCATATTTTTTAATTGCTGCTTCTATTCTTTTATATTGTTCTTGCTGACTTTCAGTAAAAACCCTTGTTTTTTCATCAGTCAAAAGCACAGCATTACAACCACATTTTTTTGCTCCCCAATACATTCCATATTTAATTAAACTGGGTGCAGGATTCAAAAACAAAACGTTTATATCCCTATTATTTAAAATCATATTAAATCTCCTTATTTACCAATTTCATTATACAATTTTCTATAATATCAACTCTTTTTCCCCATGAATGCTTTTTAGCTTCTTTAATACATATATCTTTTGTCTCTTGCGTATCTTTGTGCTTTAAAGCTTTTTTTATATTTTGTAAAAAATGTTCTCTGCTTTTTGATACATATACTACTTTTCTATCAAATTTTTCAGCTTCTTCAATCTTTGTTGAAATACAAATTTTACCATGTGATAATGATTCATATATTTTTATTGGGTCACTGTATAAAGCTTCTTGTTTCCTATTAAAAGGCAATAATGTTATATCACAATGATGATAATACATTTGTAATTCATCATATGTTTTGCATCCCAAATATATAAAATTATCTGGAACATTTGGAACACCAAAAGGTTTTCCAACAAATACTAATTGATATAAATCAGCTATTGTTTCTAACAACTCTATATCACACCATCTTGCTAATGCTCCACTAAATAATATGATTGGTTTATTCATATCAACATTCTTTTTTAAATCAATCGGAATTGGATATTGTTTGATTTTAATATTTTCAAAACAACCATTAGGACACATTACAACATTATTATGTTCCTTTTTCCTTAATCTATAAATAGATTGAGAAGTAGTTAAAACAATATCAGACTTACTTATCATCATTGATTCATCTTTACTGTTTTCTTCAAAGTTATCTAATGAATCATAAATCACACCAAGTTTAGGTTTGATATCAACCAAATCTTCATATCTTTTAGACCAAGTACTAAAATAAATATCAGGATTAGCAAATCTTTTTTTAAAAACTTCCCAATCATAATACACATATAAATTATCATTTATTTTAGTTCTCATTTTATTTTGTCTTTTTCTAACTGAAAAATCAGAATCAAACCAAGACACATCATATCCTCGTTCAGCAAGTATATTCATTATATGATGTGGCCTTTGTTGAAGGTCAAAATCATAATCAATAGTCCTTGCATATACTATGTTTATATTTTTTTTATTCAATTCTTTACTCCCCTAAAAAATAAAATTAAGTTTACATAATATTATTATAATACAACTTAATATAAATGTAAAATATTTTTCATAAAAAAAATACATAAGCTTTTAAACTTATGTATTAAAAAATGTATATACCAAAAATTCACATATACGAGAAACTATGGACATAGGTGGATTTGAACCACCGAAACCACTTGGATAACAGATTTACAGTCTGTCCTCTTTAACCACTCGAGCATATGTCCTTTAAAACATTTTAATTCCTTTTTTTAAAGCCAAATACATTAAAGCATTTTGAGTTCTAGCATCAGTTATTTCATTTGAAATAACAAGTTTTAATGCTTTTTTTAACTCAATCTTAAACACTTCTATATTTTCATCAAAATCTTTTTCAACATTGCATTTTATACCTTTTTGACCTGTATATATATAATTTAATGCATTTGAAAACCCAATTGAACCATGTATTTTTGTAACAAATTCAACATTTGTAACTGTATAATTTATCTCTTCCATACATTCTCTTATTGCTGTATCTTTTGGATGTTCATTTAATTCACACAAACCTGCTGGAACTTCAATAAACATTTTATCAACTGATTTCCTAAATTGTTTTATTAAATAAACATATTCACCATCTTGCATCAACATTGAAGCTGATAGTGGATGTTTAACAACCTCTCTAACAGTATTTATTTCCCCAATTAAAACATTATGTTTTTCAACACTTATATATCCATTACTAGCACTATATACAATTTTTTTTGAAATAGTTTTTTCTTCTTTAATTCCCATATTATCTCCATAAAACATTTTTATTAATTTTATATTTTTTTTATTCAATTGTCAATAACGTTTTATTTAAACCATTATATAAATCATAAATCAATAATTTTATCATTACTATATATGATTTAAATTGTATAAATTTATGATTATATATACAATAATTTGCTCCAAAAAAAGCTTTTAATATTTCTTGCGTATTAAAAAAATTACATTCACAATCAATAATATTTTTTATTTCTTGCACCAAATTTTCATATTTATAAAAAATATTATAACAACAATTTGTAATTATTTTAAAATTCACTTTACAAAGTTCAAATTCAACTTCTTTTTTTTGCAAAATACTTTTAATTGCTATTTCTAAATTGTTTGTATATAAATCTATTATTTGTAATATGTTTTGTCTCATATTGCTTTCTCCAATTTCTTTTAAACTAGTATACCATATCATATATTTTAATACATTATATAATATAAATTTAACTTATTTTTTTGTTCAATTCATCAAACTTTGAATCATATTCTTTCCTTAATTCATCTAATTTAAAACAAAACAATTCATGTTCATCATTCAACATCTCTAAAACTGCCCAACGTGGAAACATACCATCAATATCTCTTGCCCAAATATCACTATCTATAAATCCATATTTTACAGCTTTTTCAACTTCAATCATTTTCCATGCTTCAATATGTTTTAAATCTTTTCTTGCTAAAATTGGTTCAATTCCATAATATTCACAAATCATTTTATAAATACTAATTGCAACCTCTTTTTGATATTTAGATGATTTCAAAATTGCTCTATCTTGTTTATTACTGAAAAATCCTGCTTCAATCAAAATCACAGGACAATTTGTTTTTAACACAATCCCTAAATTCAACCATTTTTCTTTAATTGTACATTTATATGTCCTTGTATAAGGTATCAGATTTTCTTTAGAATGCTTTATATATAAATCAACTAATTTCTTGCTCTTAGAACCACTGTATAGCAACCAAAGTCCTTTAACATTAAAATTATCATTGTAATTAGCATGAATTGAAACAATAATATCGTTCATACAACAATTTGCATTTATAAAATCAATTCTTTGTCTAAGTGTTTTATCAAGTTTGTTGTTATCATATTCAAGTTGGTGTATTTTAAAAATATCTGGATGTTGTTTTAACAATGGATTTAAATATATAGGAACCTTAATATTGAAATCATTAAATTCTTGAAACAATCCATCATCCGCTACAATACCTTTTGCATGTTCTTTCTCCCATGTATATTCATAATGCCCTGGACTAATAAAAATATTATACATAATCACTACTCCCCTCATAAAAAATTACATAAAAAAAGCACCTGAAATATTCAGATACTTTTTTTTGGTAAACACTTAATTTTCTTTAAAAGTTGCTATGTCATTATTCTTCAACTATATCACATATTACATTATATATCAATATATTCTTTTTGTAAATAACTTTTTATAAGTTTTTTTAATAAAACAAAGGATTGCATTATACAATCCTTTGTTTTAGTTATAATCAATTTATTTTTTTTTATGATTTTCTTTTTTTTATATAATTTTTTTATTTTTCAAATGCAAACATTTCCTAGGATATTTACATTTAATTAATTTTTAGTTTTATATTTATGGCAACATTGAATTTGGCACAAATGAATTAATATCATTTAATGTAATAGATATCGCATAATTAGCACCTTTAACTACGAATATACCACCAAGCAAACCATCTTTTGTATACATACCTGCACCAATTGCTGATGAATCACAATTGTTGTAACTCCTTAAATAAGCTTTATCTCCTGTTGTCAACCAATTAAAATCAAATTCATCTTTTACAGTTGAAAAATTATAAAAATTTGGTTGTTGTTGAATAGAACCAACTAAAATTATATCTTCTCCTGCTTCTGGTTTTGTTGTTGCTAATTTTGCGAAATAATCTGACTGGTAACCTTTTGTTTTTAATAATACTAATCTTGAATTTTGAGCAATAACTTGTGGCTCAAAATTTATTTCTGTATTTTTATAATCTAAACTTTTTAAAATTAATGTTGGTTTATATACTTGTTTTGGAACTATTACTAAATCTTTATTTAAAAATATACCATTACCAAGAAATGTTCCATTTCCTTTATAAAATCTAACTCCAGATTTTGCTAAATCTGATATGCTATTTGAATTACCATTATTAGGTAATGGATTTGGAATAAAGAAATTAGCAGTTCTAGTTTGTTCGTTCCAATTTTTTAATACTCCATATGATTCAAGTTTTGAAATATTTAAATGAGTTTGACCATTTCTTACAAGAATATCAGAATTATCAATTTTTTGACCATTTATATATGTGTCATATGTTGGAAAAAATGCTTCCACTCCACCTGCTGCTGTAACAATACCACCAAAAGCAAGTGAAAATACTAATGCAACTACTAAGATACTAAAGATTTTATTTTTTACTTTGTTTTGTTTTTTGAACATTTTAAATCCTCCTGTTATATTTATTATTGTTTCAATACAAACATATTGTAACATACTTTAACAAAAATGCAATACAAAACTTGTATATTTATAATATTTTATTTATTTTTTTTAAAAATTTTTTCATTAAAAACTTCTTCATTTATTTTTAATTTACAATACAGGTATTTACTTAAATCAACACACTTTAAAATATTACTTTGATAACATGAAATATTACTTATTCCGTCTGCATATCCTCTGCCTTTTGAAATTTCAATTTCCTTTATCACAAAATTTTTATTTATTAATATGTGCCCTCTTGTTGCTCCAAATTTTCTAATTGCCCAAATATTTTTTAATCCTAAATGTTTCATAATATAAGTTTTATCAGTAAAATATTTATTATCTTTATCAAATTTTTTATATTTATCAGTTAAATATTCATCTAATTCTAAAGTCAATTCATTTAAATAAAAACCCGAACCTTCATACATATTGAAACTATTTAATATTTTCACAAAATATCACCTTCTTTATATATTTCTTCCAAACCTTTTATTTGTTCATCAATCGCTTGTTTTCTTGCTTTTGAAAGCAATCTGTATTTTTCTTTTGCTAACCTTAAATCATGTTTGTCGTTTATATCATATGTTGTTTTACATTGTTTACAAAATTTTGCATCAAAATATACTGTTTTATCACATACATCACATGTTCCTGTTGATTTAGAAGCTATAATATTACAAATAAAAAAACATCCTATTATTGGTATAAACATGAATATACCAATTAAAATTGTTGCTAATGAATTATATTCTATTTTTGAATTAAATCTATATTTATCAAAATCATATCTTATATACAAAAAAAATATTGATACAAATACATTATATATTATCAAACACACAATTGCTATCAATATAAAACATGACATATTCCCCTTTTCAATATACATACAATTCAAAACCTCCATAAACAAAAAATAGCATACACATAATCATATGATTATATATATGCTATTATATCAAAAAATATTCTATTTTTAAATTATTTTTTATTTATATAAAATCTGCTAACAAAAACAAATCAATTCCATCATTAGAATCAATTTCAACTTCTCCACCTGTTGTTGTTATATCTTTTCCTGAAAAGGTTATCAATCCTGCATCCATGTTTACTGTTGTATTTTTAGTTATACCTTTACCCGAAAAAGTTATCAATCCTACATCCATATTCACTGTTATTGGACTTTGAATTATAGGTTCTTTTCCTGAAAAAGTTATCAATCCAACATCCATATTTACTGTTATATCAATTAATGCAGAAAAATTATATGTCGCATATCCATCAGCTAAAGTTTGAGCACTAGAACCAGCATATCCATAAATTGTTCCTGGTGTTTCTACAGACATATTGTTCTCTAATGTACTAGATGAAGTAAAAGATAATGAATATATATATATATTTGCTAAATTAGTATTATATGAAAATTGATTTGACCCAAATGCTGTAATTGTATTTGGCACAACAACACTTGTTAAACCACAATTGCAAAACAAATAATTTGGCAATGTAGTTACATTTTCTGTGATTGTTAACCCTGATCCAATTGTGCAATTATAAAATGGTGTATTTGAATAATTTGGTATACTTGTTGTTATGTTGGCATCAAGTATTACAGTAATCGAACCGTTATATCCAAAACAACCATCGTCTAAATTCATAACATGGTCAAGTGTTATAGACGAAATTGAATTTAACGAAAATGCCCAAGCACCAATTGATGTTAATGAATTTGGTAACGTTATTGATGTTAATGAATTTGTATCAAATGAACTACGTCCAATTGTTGTTAATGAATCTGGCAATGTTACAGCAGTTAACCCACAATTAGAAAATAATATATCTGGAATTGTAGTAACATTTTCTGTAATTGTTAAATTTGAACCAAGTGTACAACCTTTAAATGGTGCATTATCAGTTAATGTAATACTTGTTGTTATGTTGGCATCAAGTGTTACATTAATTGAACCGTTATATCCAAAACAACCATCATCCAAATTTATAACATGGTCAATATTTATTGATGAAAGTGAATTTGATGAAAATGCCCAAGCACCAATTGATGTTAATGAATTTGGTAAATTTATTGATATTAATGAATTTAAATCAAATGCATTGTTTTCAATAGTTGTTAATGAACTTGGTAATGTTACTGCTGTCAATCCACAATTATAAAATAAAAATCCTGGAATTGTTGTCACATTTTCCGTAATTGTTAAATTTGAACCAAGCGTACAATTTTTAAATGGTTGATTATTTGCAGACACAGATGTTGTTATATCAGCATCAAGCGTTACAGTAATCGAACCGTTATACCCAAAACAACCATCATCTAAATTCATAGTATGGTCAAGTGTTATAGATGAAAGTGAATTTGATGAAAATGCCCATGTACCAATTGATGTTAATGAACTTGGTAACGTCAACGATGTTAATGAATTTAAATCAAACGAACTATTTCCAATTGCTGTCAAACTATTTGGTAATGTTACGGCAGTTAACCCACAACCAAAAAACAACAAATCTGGAATTGTTGTAACATTTTCTGTAATTATTAAATTTGAACCAATTGAACAGCCTTCAAATGGTGCAACCGATGATGTAACAGATGTTGTTACATCAGCATCAAGTGTTACCGTTAAACCTGAATTATTTGCAAAACATTCATCATCTAAATTTATTGCATGTTCAATTGTTACACTTATTAAACTTTTACTTTTTAATGCATTTGCACCAATGCCAATAACTGGATATCCATCCAAACTCGTTGGTATAGTAGGTGTTGCAGAACCACTATAATCTGTAATAGTGGCATTACCTTCGCTCTCAGTATAAGTCCAATCTCCACTTACAGCCATATGCAAACACCTCCTATACTACTGCTGTAAACATTCCATCAGCATTAAAACTTACTGTAAAATCGCTTGCACTTGGCGATTGTTCTGAATCAAAATCTAAATATGCAATAATTACACTTGAATCTTCATCATATAAAACACCATATCTTGTTGATATAGTAACAGCACTAAAAACCACATCATCAGCATCAAATTTACATGTATTTGAACCTGATATATATGAAATAGATATATTTGAAACTGTTTCACCACCAGCAGAATATCCACTTCCAGAAACTTCATCACCTTCTAAATCTTCTATATAAACATGTACATCAACATTTGGAGTTGCCGAACTTGATAGCAACATTAATTTTATTGTATCTGTATCTAAATCAACTTCTTTATTAAATAATTTTATAGGTAAATAACCCATTATATTTAATGAAGCCATAATATCATACCTCCTTCTTTATACACCTATAGCACCTAAAACACCAATACTAATAGTAAAAATACTTCCTGATGGTGGTGTAAATCCATTAACAGCTTCTAAAATGCCATAAACATCTGGACAATTTACAAGTTTAATCATTTTATTTATATTTACTTTTTGAATATAAACTGTATCACCAAAATCAACAGGAGTATCTATTGTTGCAAATCCTAAATATTTGCTTCTATCAGCTTCAGGAATATTAAAAGGTGAATTGTCTGCAATTGCAGTTGGCGAAGCATTATAAAAATGCAATCTAAAACCATCCATACCACTTGGAACAGTATTTGTATTAATCATAATATTTGCATTTATTATAATTACATTACTTCCTGGTATTTTAGTTATATTTGAAAATGTCAAAATACTTCCTGAACTTGTTGAAATTACATCATTATCAACATATATATTAACATTGCTTGGTCTTGTTATTGTTGTGCTTGCAAATCCAGAATCCCTATAATTAGTCATTAATCACACCCCAATCTAAAAAAAAATAGCTGTACAGACCGAAGTCCATACAACTATTTTTAAAAAATCTATATTTAATTTATACTTCATATACAATTAATTGATACATATTTCCGTCATCACGTCTTGGGTCTAAACCTTCAAGGTCTAATTTAAATTGTGATGCTTGTTTATATTGACCTGAAAATTCATCCGAAGGCATTATTTTTACCTTATATATTTCTAACTGTACATATGCAATTATTGTTGAATCATCAGCATCAGCATCACTGTACAATGGGAATTGTATGATTGCTGAGCCTGACAATGCGAAATCTGTTGTCTGTACTGTTAGTATATTAGTTGTACTTGCAGTTGCAACATAATAATGTGGATATAATACTTGTCCTGCTTGTGAAGAATCAAATGTTACAGTAGTTGTACTTGCTCCAATGCTTACTACAAATGTATTAGCAGCAGGTGTAGCACAATCTGTTTCTTCTGTAAAATCATTTATCTCAACAGAATTAGCAACAGCAGCATGTGGTAATGTAATTGTATATGCTGAAGCATCTACAGTATATGGAGTTCCAAAATAATAATAATTACTTGCAGCAGTAGTTTTGGCACCACCAGATTTTAACCATAAAGCATCTAAATCCCATTGTGTATCAGTCAAACTAATGGTTATTGTTTTCTTTGTATCTATTCTTGCAAGATTGTAAAAACTCCAACCTCCCATAATTTCAACATCTTCACCACCCAATGTTACTGTACCTTGAGCAGCAGTAGCTAAATGAGAATTACCATTTGATGTTTGTAATAATACTTTTGGAACATCTATAATAAAACCTTTTCCATTAAAAGCCATATATTACTCCCCCCTTAAACAAAAAAAATCAACAGTATACTTTTTTATATTCCAATACTGTTACAAAACGTTTAAACCAATTACTTGATGATATTAATTCATAAGGTTGAAAAATCCTTAAATTTCTATCATTTATTGAACTTGTACTCAAAACTTCTCCTATTCTATCTGAAATTTTCAATGTTCTTGATTCAAAATTCTCCATAATATCAATACATACTGGTACATATGATTCAACACGAACATAATTCCAATTTACATAATAATTATTGGTAGCCATAGGAGTACCAAATCTAATTAATAATCTACAAATTGGGGTATTTGTGAATTTATCAGAAATATATGTTTGTAAAAAATAATTATCAATTAATGTACTATAATCATTATGCAAACTTGAATCTATATTCATTAATGTTTTTAATGTTGAATCTTGTATCAAAGATTTGAAAATTAAACTCATATCAGTGGCATTGTCCATATTACCACACCCCTATAAAACGAAACTAGATATATCTATTTGATTTATCACATTATCAATCACTAACTCTAATCTTTGTCTGAGCTCAATTATTCCATTTTCAAAAAAATGTGCTGGATTTTGATGAAAATATGGAATCTCTTGTCTTGTATCAGCAGTGCTTTTATAATATGTTCCAGTTTCATAATCATAAACATATTCATCTGGTCTAGTATAAACCTTAAATCCTTGTCTTTTACTATCATACATTTTTGTTGCCATATATTCTTGTAAATATTGATTCGAAACATCTAAAGTTTCACCCATACCATAATTTATTAAAAGTCCTCTATTTATAGTTAATGCATCAACACCAACTAAACCAATTTCACGAACCAAAGTCATTGTTTCATCAACAATTGCAAAATTTATATTATTCATTACATCTTTACGCCATTCAGTAGCACCAACACTATCGTATGAACCAGAATCAGGAAGTTTTTGTATTTCTTCTTTCATTGTATTAGATATTTCAGATGAAAGTTTTGTAAGTTCAATTGAAAGTTTTTTTATAAATACAGTTACAAAACTATTACGAACTTTCATTTTCTCCACCACTTTTAATTTGAGCATATATAAATATTAAACCACTAACCATGTCACTATTCATCTGAGTATAATCCAAATCAACAACCTCATACCTTTGATTAAAATAATCAAATTCATCATGTATATTTATATTTGCTGTATCATCATTATATTTTAAACCAACAAATATTCTTTGAGTTCCAGAAATACCAACTTGCCCTTCCTTTGAATCAAATGTTCCTTGATTTGTTCTCGAAATATATCCATAAACATTAGCTATTTCTACATAACTTGCTGGTGTTGCTGTTACACCATCAGAATCAATTTTTTTGTTTTGCCATCTTTCAAATGTAAAATTATAATTGCAAATTTGAATTTGAGTAGTTTTACAATTCACATCTACATAAACAGTTGAATTGCATATGTATACAATAGAATCGCTATCTGTCATGTAATCACCTTTATTTATATCTAAATCTAATGAAACAGCTAATTCTTTCTTTTCATCAACATCTCTAAAATTACCTCTAACAGGCATTTGAGTAACTAATCCATAAAAAGTTGTTGGAGTTGCTTCATCATAATTTAATGTATAAACTTCTCCTAATGTTTCAAGTAAAGTATCAAAATCATTTTGCAAATAATCGGGTTTATAGAAATACATATCTATTCCCCCTTTATATTATCTGGAATTCTTTTTATATTTCCAGCAACATTAAATATATATTTTTTAAAATCTTCATAAGATATTTCATTTTTTTTCAAATTATCATATTTATACAAAATACCTAAAACCCTTTTGCTCATTAAATTACAATATTCTACAAAATCATATTCATTAACATTTACAATATCTAACTTTTTATTTTTATATTCAACTTTAACTTTCATGTCTAAATTCGGCCTTCCGCCTAAATCGTTTAATCATAATCATACTCTATTTTTTCTACATCTATAGAACCTATATCATCCATAGATGTATATTCTGTCATTTTGTAGAATAAATTAACTAATTGATTTTGTTTTTTTTCGATAATTTTTTCAAAATTTTCATATGGCTTATTTGCATTTGCAACTGTTAAAGCATTCGTAGTATAACTTACCAAATCATTCCAATCACAAATCAACCATTCATAAAATATAATTTCAGAAGCTAATACACAATATTTAAATTCTAATATATTTAAAGTTCTAGTAATTGTACTCACATTATCAAATTCGCTATTCCAACTATCTTCATCACCAATATCAATATAAAGTTGTTTTGTACCTTGAATAGCCATATCAAGATATTGAGCACTAGTTAATGCGGTAGGTGTTCTTTGATTTGCTGTGTTGGTTTGTAATTGAGTTGAAATTGATTCTATTGAAGTAGACATGAACGCCCACCTCCTAACCTATTTCATCTATAAAAATTTCTTTTCCAAAAAAATCTTTTAACCATTTTACTTTTTTCATTGTTAAATCTGCACCAATTTCTTTTAAAACTTTAATCACTTTATTTTTTGCATGTATTTCATCAAGTTGATTAAATCTTTTTTTCATATTTGAAATATTACCCTTTAACAAAGTTTTTATTTCATCTTCAGATATAATATTTTTATTAACTTCATTATATCCAAGCATTTCATTTATTTCTTCATCATCAACAAACAACATACCTCTTTTAAACAATGTTGATATAGAATCAACATATGCAATTTCATCTTTACTTAATTTTGCAAAACTCATAGGCATTATATTCTGTTCTCTATAAGGGTTTTGTAATGTTATACCTACTGCAAAATTATTTCTGTTTTCAACTTTATATTTTTCATCCATCCTTAATTTCCCTCCATTGATAAAAAATTACATCTGAGGATATAAAAAAAATATCCTCAGACAAAGTATATTTAAATTTTAAAGAGCAGTATCTTCATAAACACCTAAATATGGATTATCTCCATATATAACAGCACTTCCGAAATATTGTCTTAAACAAACATCCATTGTGTTGTCATCTATGCTTACAGCATCCATGCTTTCAACTCCACCTTCTATTACAACCTTTAAAGGTGAAACTGTTCCAGCAGGAATTATATAAAGCAATTCAATCATTAATACTTGACCATCAACATCTGAACCAGATACAGTTGAAGGCAATGTTCCTCTTTCAAAAGGATTATTCATTTGAATAACATTTGAACCTTTATATGTACCAATAAATCCATTTTGATTTTGTTCAATTATAATGCTATCAGCAAATTGTTTAGTGCTTGTAGTTGTTGTAAAACCTGTACTATCAGCAATTTTTTGAAGCAATACAGGGTCGCCAAGCAATGTTACATTTCCCCAACGTCTAAATGCTCTAATCATTGGGTCAACAGTAGCAGCAACAAAACCAGAACCACTAGCATAAAATGGATAATTATAAGCTGCAAAAGAAGCATATAAAGTAGCTTCTATATTTTGAACCATTTTCTTTTCCATTTCATCAGCAGCATCATTTATAAGTTCATCAAAATTAACTTTACCAGCAGCCAATTCATACAAATTAACATATGGTCTAGCTGAAACTTCTTTTGTTTCAATACTAGTATATGCATTATAAATTCTTGACCTTTCAGTTGTACCATTTTTAGCTTGAATATAAGCTTGTACCCCTGATTTCTTAATTTTGAAATATGCTTTTTCTCCAATACTTACATTTTTTGTATCAGCTAACATTTGTAAATATTGAGTTTTTTGGTTTATAATATCATTAACTATAAAACCCATTAACTGAGCAATTTCATATCTATTTGCAGGTGTAGGATTTTGAGCTAATGTTTGAATAGCTTTTCTAGCTTCTTGCACCTCAATTGACTTTTCATCTATTTTACCTAAATGTAAATTACTAAATATTTCTACGGCCTTATCTGTTCTTTTAGCCATTTGTTACTCCCCCCTTCTCATTTATTCATCTAAAACATAGCATACATATGCAGTAGTACCCCATAATGAGACAACTTCCTTAACAACAAACTTCTGAGAAGGACTACCACTTGTTGCTGTAATTTTACCTGTTGTACCAATATCAACTTCATCACCAGCACTTGGCGCAGTTCCACTATATCTAGTAGTAACGAACATTTCACCAGGTAACAATCTTTTTAATCTTAAATATTCACCAGCACTAATCACAAAATCTAAATCATCTATTTGGTCTTCATCAACAGTATCAATTATATTTTCAACAAAATAACTTATAACTGTATTACTGCCTGGTGTAGCAGCAGTTCCAGCAGCCCAATTTATTTCAAGAAAATCACCATTATGTACATCAGCATGACCAGTTTCAAGAGTGATTGTACCTAAATATTTATTATTTCCAACTTTTACAAAACCTGCCATCTATATCCCTCCCTAATTACGAGTTATATACTTACTTACAAAATCCCCACCATTTAAATCAATTGGGTCATTAATAGAAGCAGTTATAACTTCTTTTTCTTTCTCTTTATTAGCTTTTTCTAAAGCACTATTTATAACTAAATCTTTTAAATAATTTGAATTTAATTCAAGAATTGCATTTTTAACTTCATCAGATTCCATAACTTCTTTAGATAACAATTTAGAATATTTTTCATTTAATTCTGTTTGTTTTTGAACCTTTTTATTTTCCGCAATTTCTTTTTCCAAATTTTCTAATTTAGTTTTACTTTTATTAAGTTCAGCAATTTCATTCTTTTGTGAAACAACTTCTTCACTTAATAAATTAATATTTTGTTTTGCTTCAAGAATTTCTTTATCTTTAGATTCGATTGAATTATTTAATTCAACAATTTTTGATTCGTTTTCACTATTGCTTTTTTCTAAAGCTTTAATTTTACTATTCAAATCTTTTATGGTATCTTCATTCTTATTAGTATTATTTTCAGAAATTTCAGCAGTTTTTTCACCATCTTTCATATTTTCTGCTTCAGCTAAAACATACGTCTTTTTAACTTCATACATTTCACTTATATCAACTTCATCATTATTTACTGAATAATCTATCTTATGTAAATTAGAAGTTTCATAACTTCTTAAAATTATGTAATTATACCCAAATTCTGAACAGTAATAATCATAAACATCTGAACCCATTTTTTCTCTGCATTTTGAATAAACTTTACTCTGAATCTGACTTAAATCTAATTCAGAAGATTCAATCATTACAGTTTTTTCGAAAAAATCTTTTTCAGTCTTTTTATTATCAGCCATATTTTCACCTTCCTTATCCTCAGCAATTAAAATTTCAGCAACCGAAGTTTTTTCGGCAGGATATGAAACAATACAATCACCGATTAATTTGTTTCCTTCGTGAGCATCTATAACTCTCTCATTTTTATTGCTTTCTAAATATTCGGCAACATAAACTTCAACACTAAAAAAGAGCTTATCTTGTTCATAAAGCTCTTGTATTCCTTCACATATTTTAGGGAATCTTTTAAATACTTTTGCTACACCAAATAATTCATTTCTTTTTTTTTCTTTATTATATTTTGAATAAAATGATGTAAAACTTCCTATTTGGTCTGTTTCAAAAGTACCATCTTCATTTTTTGCATGTCCTAACATTTCATATTGTTTGTATTCAATTTTTTTTCTTTCACATACTAAAGGCATACAATTATAAAAATCCCTATTTTCAATTACACTATTAATAAAACCATCTGTAAATCTTGCATTGTTTAAATTTTTTTTATTTGTTAAAAGCCTAATATGCAATGACATAAAAATATCATTTGATTCATCAGAATTTATTTCAACAACTTGACCTAATAAAATTTCTTTCGCCATATATCCACCCCCTATTTGTTAGAAGGTTTAGGTTGTTTACCAGTATCACTCTGGTTTTTATCCCTTTTTAAATCTTTAGTGTTTTTAGTTGGCCTACCAGTACTATCATCATTGTTATTATCTCCACTACTTGTGTGGGGATTAACTGGAATAGTAAAAACTTTTTCATCATCTTTTTCCTTTTCTTTCCTTTCTTTTTCTTGGTCATAATTATAATCATGTTTTTCAAGCATAGTTTTTCTACTTAAACTACCAGATTGCCATAATGTAAAAGCTTCACTTTTTAACTCATTACTATTAGTTAAATTTAAATTATTAAATTTAAATTCTGGAATATTTTTTATTACACCATTCCATAAATTATTTAACCTATAATGATATTTATTTATTGCTTCAGCAACATTATCTTGATTTTGACCAATTCTTTTAGCAGCAGTTTCAATGCTCATATTAACACTTGCAAAACTATCATTACTAGAATCTCCTGTAACTATAACTGTCGAAATCCCTCCAGCACTAAGGATTTGTTTGTTAACTTCTGAATATTTTGAATTATCAAATAAATCTTCTTGTTCCATAGTAATAAATTTTGCATCTGTCAACCAATTTGTAACTGCCAAAGGATATTTGTTTAATGCTCTTTTAAAAATACTTACAACTTCATTTAATTGATTTCCATTTGGTGCAGGTAAAATATCTTTATCTCCAACTTTTACATGCAAAAATCCTTTTGCTCCCATATTTAATAAAGTATCTTCATAATATGAAATTAATTCTTTTTTAGCTAAAGGTTTTAAACAAGTACTTATAAAAGGAATAGCATATTTTTCCCACATTGGTTTTGATTCTTGAACTACTAATGTTCTATCTGGATTCAATTGAACCCATGCACTAGCATTTCTTTTTAAAGACTCTTTTATTTCTCTTGGATATCCTTCGTATTTTTTCTCTAATGTTTTTATAAAACTTTCTTCAACAACATTTGATTTAATGTTATTTAATTCCATAATGTTAAATTCTAATATTGGTTCGCCTTTTTTCATTAAATCTGAAATTTTTATACGGTGAGGTGGTAAAGTAATTAAATGTCCATCATCCATAATGTAAATATAACAATTTCCAAATGTATATAATTCAAAAAATATACATCTTAAAACATCTTTAAATCCAGTAGCAGCATGAAAATCTTTATATTTTTTTATAATTCTTTCTCCACCACTTAATGTATATCCTGATGTCATTGAAAATGGGGTTAAAACTCTTTTTATTAACCCACTAAAAATATCATCAGCATCTACATAATAAGAAGCTAATTCCATAAATTTATAGATATTAGCTTGCTTTTGTTTTAACAAATTAGCATAATTATAATTTTTTAATTCGCCTTTATATGAAAAATCTTTATTTTCATATGAAAAAAAATAATCCTTTGGGTCTTTATAATTTGCTCCCATACATTCAAATTCAATATCTTTGTTGTTCAACTTTTCCAATTCCTCACCTCCTACATCCTATATGCACCACCAAAACAAATTTCATTTCCTTTGTTTTTTTCTTTTTTATTTAAATTTTCTAATTCCATTATGTATTCTAATGCCATGCCTAGTGATGTGTATCTATCCTTTAACATTGATGCATTCGAAGTTTCATAAATAATATTTCCACTATGAGTTATACGTGATACAATATTTCCCATTTCATATTGCAAAGCATCTGTTTCTATAAAAATAGCCAATTTTTCTTTTGTCATTTTTTTATTTTCTTCATTTTCAAAATCTCTTCTTAAATTGGCACTTGTTAAAGGCATTTTTAAAGATTTGTTTTCAAGATACATTCTTGTTGCAGTTGCCATCCTATTATTGTATT